CAACAGCTTGAAATTAAATTCTTCTATCCTCTAACGGAGCAAATTCCGTTAGAGTTAGATTTTAAACTCTGTTTAGATTACGAAGAACGTAAGAGAAAAGAATCTCTATATACGGGTAATCGAATTGACTATTGGGGCAATGGTGCAACTTTAATGTATACTACGACTGGTAGTATTGCTTCATCTTTTACTATTGATATGGATAAACTCCCAATAACGATTCAATCTAAGAACAGACCAAATATTATTAAGAGATTAATTTATTGGTCTTTAGGTATGAAGTGGAAAAAAAATTAATATTATGAGGTTATTATGGATTATCGTGAAAATGAATTTTTGTGGGTTGAAAAGTATCGCCCTCGCAAATTAGAAGACTGTATCTTACCCGCAGACCAAAAGCGCATCTTCCATGAGATGCTGTCTAAGGGTGAGATTCAGAACATGCTATTATGCGGTGGGGCAGGTATGGGCAAGACCACAGTTGCCAGGGCATTGTGTGAAGAACTAGAAACAGATTATATTATCATTAACGGATCAGAAGAATCAGGTATTGATGTTCTTCGTACAAAGATTAAACAGTTTGCATCTACTGTATCATTCAGTGGTAAGCCTAAGGTTGTAATTTTAGACGAGGCAGATTATCTTAATCCGAACTCTACACAACCTGCATTGAGAGCATTTATAGAAGAGTTCTCATCTAATTGTAGATTTATTCTTACTTGTAACTTTAAGAATAGAATCATTCCTCCGCTTCATTCTCGTACTGCGGTTATTGAATTTAAATTACCTAAAGCAGATAAGCCTAAAATTGCGGCAGCATTCTTCAAACGTGTTACCGAGATTATGTCTATCGAAAAGATTGAGGCTGACGGTAAAGTAATTGCTAAGGTAATCGAAAAGCATTTTCCTGACTATAGACGTGTTCTAAATGAATTGCAGAGATACTCAGCCTCGGGTAAAATTGACGAAGGCATCTTTGTTAATCTAGGCGAATCCAATATGCAAGAACTAGTCTCTTCTTTAAAGGATGGAGATTGGAAGAAGATGCGCACATGGGTTGTCAATAATATTGACAATGATCCTGGGACTATCTTTAGGAAATTATACGATACATTAACAGATCAAGTTAAACAAGTACCACAGTTAATTTTATTACTTGCAGATTATCAGTATAAGGCAGCATTTTGCGCAGATCAAGAAATTAATCTTGTAGCATGCCTAACTGAGATTATGGCAGCGGTAGAATTTAAATGATAAATTATGTCAAACCAACTTTTGAATGGATAAGAGATGACTGGCACACTAACGCTAATAGGTTTATGTTGGAGTGTCTTGCTTGGGGTATATCTATTGGGTGTTCTATCACAATGGCACTTACGGTTCCCAATCCTCCTTTACTTATACTATATCCTATCTGGATCTGTGGTTGTGCTATCTACGCTTGGGCTTCTTATACTAGGAAATCATTTGGTATGTTGGCTAACTACTTATTGTTAGTTACAATAGATACAGTTGGATTAATTAGGATGGTGCTATGAGTTTGTTTGGAGAACCTGTAGCAAAAATAGAGGAAGTTCCTTATAAGGCTCCTGCAATATCCCCCTTTGATTTTATCAATGCAATACATCATAGTAAGGAAAATTTAATAGTCGACGATTGGTCCGAGAAACAGTATAACCCATGGGTCATTAATAAAGGGTTATCCTACGGGCCAGATACAGTAATCCCCGCCAATGAAATGAACTCTCGTCCTCATTTGGATAAGATCCTTCAATTTCACTTTCTTATAAATATTATTAGGCCTAAGAAGAGATTCAATAAATGGATCAAGGCTGAGAAAATCAATGATTTGGAAGTTATAAAAGAATACTATGGCTACAGCACAGAAAAAGCTAAACAAGTACTCCCGCTTCTAGATGACAAGATTATTGACGATATGAAAAGAAAAATAACAAAAGGTGGTAGGAATGAGTACTGACATGATAAGTATTGACTTCCCGGGATATAAACCCTTAGAAGTAATACTCGCAGAACCCGACGATTTTTTAAAGGTAAGAGAAACTCTAACACGGATAGGTGTGGCTTCTAGAAAAGATAAAACACTATTTCAATCTTGCCATATACTGCATAAACAAGGTCATTATTTTATAGTTCATTTTAAAGAGCTCTTTGCCTTAGATGGAAAGACTGCTGATCTATCAGATAACGATTTACAAAGAAGAAACACTATTGCTAAATTACTAGTGGATTGGGGATTAGTTAAAATTAGTAATCCAGATTACTTTACAGATTATGCTCCGCTCTCCCAAATCAAGGTTATATCCCACAAAGAGAAAAATGAGTGGATGCTTGAAACAAAGTATAACATTGGTAAGAAAAAGTTACCATCTAGCACTAAATAATAATATCCCCGAGATGGGACAAGGTTGGGGGTAACCTTGTAAAAAACCTTTGCCAACGCTACGCCTTCGGGGTAGCATTATTAACTCGCTTATTTAAGGAGCACAAAATGACATATTTTTTAGACAACCTACCCAAAGATTTTGATAGATTCTTCGTAGGATTTGATGATCAATTCAATCGCCTTTCAAAGATGCACGACGATCTGACGAAAGCAATCCCAAACTATCCTCCATACAATATCAAGAAAACAGGTGATAACACTTACGTTATCGAATTAGCTGTTGCTGGTTTTGCTAAACAGGATATCGAAATTGAATTAGCTGATGGTAAGATGATTATCAAAGGCAATGTACAGAATGGCGAAGCCGACGACGCATTCCTATTCAAAGGAATTGCTAACCGTGCATTCACAAGATCTTTTGCTTTGGAAGACACAGTCGAAGTAAAAGATGCAGCCATGATGAATGGTATGCTAAAAGTATTCTTGGAAAAAATTATTCCAGAACACAAGAAGCCAAAGAAAATTCATGTGAAAGATTCCGAGGCAGATGTAAATACATCAAAGAGCAAAAAGCAATTACTTACAGAAGATCCACAAGATCGTGATCTGTAATTTTAAACTACTCAAAAGGTAAATAAATGAAAAAAGAACTAGAAGCTCTGGGCGGAGTTGACACGCCTTCTTTGAGCGATTGTTGGAATTGGGTGAAAAGAACTTTCACCATCTCATATCAGGATGAGATAGAATCTTATCTCTCAGACTCTGTAGACTCTGTAGACTTTGATAACAGAATGCGTATATTACAACGAAGGGGTATGATATGAAGAAATTCTTTTTAAGTATTCTTGAAGCAATCCAAGCAATTAAAAAGCACAGAACTGACCCCGGAATAAAGGGTCGGTAAACACGGGGACTTCGGTCCCCTTTTTATTAGGAAATGAAATGATTAAAATTCTTAAACTTGTTACCGGTGAAGAGATCATCGGAGAATTAAACTATATAGAAACAAAGATTGAAGTAACACGCCCATGTGCTGTTATGTTGATTTCATCCAAGTCAACACCCGATCAACATTCTATGGCATTAATTCCATACGCAGGTTACGCTAAAGATCATACTATTACAGTAGATGAAAGAGCAGTAATTTGGGAAGCGGAATTAGAAGATTCTGTTTACAATCAATACCAATCTATTTTCGGATCGGGTATTCAAATATTATCAGGGCAATCCTCAATGTCTCCAAATCACGCATCATTGAATATCGTACAGAACTAATTTCTTTTAGTTAGTCTTACCCGCTCAGTTATAGATGAGGGGCAGGATCCTGATCTGTTATAATAGGTCTTTTGTATAGGACCCTTATCCCCAGAAGCACATTGATATTCGCATACCAAAAGATTGTCTGAGGCTTTTTTACTAGTTAGATTGCATGAAGTTTCCACAACCGTATAAGGTTTTTCTACCTTATCTTTTGAAGATACTTCTATTTTAAAATCAAAATTTATATTTGTTATCAACGGTGCAACTGCCGCGGAAAAAGCAGCAATGCTCAATAAGGTTTTTTTACTAAGCATTGCTGTCCATTAGGTTAAAACCAGAGCCAAATACCTTGACTCAATAGTACCATACCAGCAACAGCAACATACAAACTACCTTTGTACATTCTATTGTTGACTGCTAAAATACTTGCGGATAATAAAACAATTGCTAATTGAAATGCCATGCTGGCAAAAGTTAACCAAGGTGTATGTTTACTAGCTTCATCTCTTGCGTTTTCATAGCTTTGAGCTTTAGCTAATAATTCTTTCTTACCTTCACCTTTGTCAGGTTCAGATTCATATCTAGCAATTTTGGCATCTAATTTATCAGCCTTTGCTTTGTCTCCGCGAGCAACATAATCGTCTCTTTGTCCTTCAGCAATAGCTTGCTTGATAGATTTGGATTGAAAGAATGCATAAGTATCAGTTGCCTTTAATGTATTCTTTAATACAGCACTACTAAAACTACTAGAATAGTAAGTAGTAATTCCCATAAACAATGCCATAACAACAATCACCATACCTGCCTTATCTTTAATTAACGCCTCCCGCTCAGAACGAGATAGAGGTTTTGTTTCTGTTTTTACTTCAGCCATATTACTCCTTTAATGTTTGCCTGAAAACAATTTCACAAGTATCATTGCAATGATAACGAAAATATACATAAATGCATTCACAATTAGAACAGCAACAACTGTCCCCTTTTTTAATAACCAATTCCACAAATATTCATATTCTTCTGTTAATTTTTTGAACATTTATCTTCCTACATATTTGTGAGGCTCTGCTTCTTTTTTGCGTTGCACCTCTGTTTTTGGAACCCACCCTGTACCTAATTGAGGATATTTTTTAATTCTATCTTCCACCACAACCGATAGCATAAGACTGAATGCGATTGCTACTAGTATTGCCATTATGCCCCAGGCCATTTCGGCACGAAGCATTTCTAATCTTTTCTTTTTACGTAATTCTCTTATAAGATCTTCTCGCATTTGTTTTGCAATAAGAATTTTTTGTTCTTTGCCCATAACTTCCATCATGTCTTCAACTTCACTATGTAAAGCACCTAATTCTTTTGGACTTTGATATACCATTATCTCACGCAATTCTGTTCCCATTTGTTCTAATTGTTTTTTCATTAGAACTCTTTGTAATG